GCCCCACCCACTGCCCCAAGTGCTGCGCCAGTTCCAAGACCGACACCGGGAACTCCAGTACCGACACCGGGAACTCCAGTACCGACACCGGGAACTCCAGTACCGACACCAGCACTGCCTGCGCCAACAACCGCTCCTGCTCCTGCTCCTGCTCCTGGGTCTACTGTCCCTAATTCCGCTGCACAGATGGATGCCATTGCGGCGCAGGGAACTACACAAAAGGTTACTGGCAACGCAGTCAATTATGGTGCTCTAGCAAGAGAGGCTGCACCATCGTTGGCGTCGGCGGGTCTGACATCGGGTCTGTCTCTTGGGCTTGCTCCAAAACCTGAGATGCCGAAACCCCAAAGCCAAACGTCGGGATCTGCTCTGGCAGCTCGAGACCGTGAGCGCAGGCGTCGCGCGCAGGGATCGAGGTCTGCGATCAGCAGCAGCCTAGGTTCAGCGATGGGTGCTCGAACAGGTCGCACGACCCTCGGCGGCGGCTACTAATGACAGGCAATAATGTCGCTCAAGAGGCAAAGAAGCGAGTCAGCGAGCTCAAGGGTCGCCGGATAAACTTCGACGATCAATGGCAGCAAGTCAAAGATCACGTCTGGCCGGACGGTGGCGACTTCACCTTCAGGCGCTCGCCCGGTGAGAAGAGCACTGAAAAGATCTACGAGATGACGGCAGCGCTTGCGCTTGAAAAGGGAGCCGCATCGCTTGAAGCGTTTCTTACGCCCCGTACAAGTCGATGGCATACCCTCGTTGCTTCAAACGACAAACTAAACGAAATGGCTTCGGTCAAGCGGTGGTTTGAAGAGGCAACTGACGTTCTTTTCAAATGGCGCAACGCGCCGTACAGCAGATTCTACGGTCAAGTACACGAAGTCTGGAAAAGCAATCTAGCCTACGGCAACGCTTGTCTGCTTGTCGAAGAGCGCCCAGAAGGTGGCGTCGTTTATCGGCAAATCCATGTTGGATCGGCTTGGATTGATGTCGACCATAACGGCATCGTCGACACGATCTATCGCGAGTACGAACTGACAGCGAGAGCCGCTTGCAAGCGATGGGGCGACAGCGCACCACGCTGTGCAAAAGATGCTCTGCATCAGAATCCCTTCACAAAGCACACCTACCTGACCGTTGTTCGCCCATCGGATAAATACAAGGCGGGTATTAAAACCTTGATGGCTTACGAGGCTCTCGAGATCTCATGTGAAGACGAATCAGTTTTAGAGAGCGGAGGCTTTCACGAGCTCCCCTACATCTGGACGCGGTACACCGTCAGCCCCCACGAAGATTACGGACGTGGGCCAGCGATGATGGTGCTCCCTGACATCAAGACGCTGCAGGAGATGCAGCGGGCATTCATGAGAGCCGGACACAAGGTCGCAGATCCGCCGTTGTTGGTGGCTGACGATGGGGTTTTGGGTCGTGGTTCTAAGCGTATTCGCATCTCACCCGGTGGCATCAACGTGGGTGGGCTCGACGCGCAGGGCAATCCTAAAATCATGCCGCTTCAAACCGGAGCTCGCTTGGATCTATCTGAAGGCATGATGGAAAACCTGAGAGACAACATCCGAGCAGCGCTTGGCGTTGATTTATTCGACGTTCTGATTCGAGATCGCGTGCAGATGACGGCAACTGAAGTTCTTGAGCGGCAAAAGGAAAAAGGTCAACTGCTGACTCCAGTCGTAGGCCGTCAGCAAAGCGAGTTGCTGGGGCCATTGATCGAGCGTGAGATCAAGATTGCAATCAGGCAGGGTCAACTCCCGCCAATGCCAGACGAGCTTGTTGAAGCCCAAGGCGAGTACGAAATCGAATACGAGTCGAGCGCGACGCGCATGCAAAAGTCAGACGAGATCCTTGGTTTGCAACGCGCAGTCGAGGTGATGATGCCGTGGATCGAAGCCGACCCGACCCTTCTCAAGATGTGGAAGAGCAACAAAGTTACACGCCACGTCAACCAGACATTAGGCGTGCCGAGCAAGTTGGTCCGAACCGAAACCGAGTTCGACGAGATCGAAGAGCAGGCACAGCAAGACAGCGCACAGGACAACCTGATGAACCAAGCACCGCAGGTTGCACGCGCAATGCGAGATGTTTCTGAGATGCCCTCGGCGGCAAACGGAGAACCAGCCGTTTGAGTTTAAACGAGCGAGCACGTCAGGCTTTCACCCCGCGCGAAATCAGAGATGCTTATTCCACTGTGTTCCGAGGCCCAAAGGGAAGCTTGGTTCTTGCCCATTTGGCTGATGCCTGCGGAGCGACGCGCTCAACATATGACCCGACGCAGCACGCGATGAACGTCGCCGAGGGTCGTAGGCAGGTCTGGCTTGTTATCCAGGATGCCTTAAACCTGACCGAAGATGACCTGCGAGGTCTGCAGTCTGAGGTCGCAAATAGAGGGAGTGAAATGAATGAGTGAGTCAGCCGACACGGGCGTTGTCAGCGGAGAAACTGCAGGCAGCGAGGCTGCAGGTGGCTTTGAAAGTGCAGGAGCGGCACTTGGCGTGAACTTCGTTTCGGGCAACGTAGCCGACGCACCGACAGCGGCACCGGTTGAAACGCCTACTGAGGCTGCGCCAGCGGGCTCAGGATGGATTGAATCGTTCGGCGTGGATGATCGGGCATACATTGAGCAGAAGGGCTGGAGCGACCCGTCAGCGTTGCTCAGTTCCTACCGCGCTGCAGAGCAGCGTATTGGTGGCGACCCGAGCAACACCCTGCAGATCCCTGATTGGGAAGATTCCGAGCAAGTTTCGCAGTTTCACTCAAAGATTGGTGTTCCCGATGCGGCTGACGGTTACCCGCAGCTCGAGATCGAAACGAGTCGAGGTCCGCTTGAAGTGGGTCAACTCGCGCAGATCAGCCATGCGATTGGGCTCACCCCGGTTCAGCATGCAAAGCTTGCCGAGATGACCGCAAACCTCGTCAACGACACCGCGTCCCAAGAAGATGCTTCCTACGCTGCAAGAGTGAAGGCTGAGAGCCGCGAGATTATGGCCGAAAATAGCCAGAGTCCTCAAGAGTTTGACGCGATGGTGCAGAGGGGAATCCAGGCGCTTGGTTTGTCCCCCGAAGAGTCTCGAGGTCTTACGCAGGGCGTAGGTCTCAAGAAGGCAGTGTCGATCTTGCAGGCGGTCTCAAACGCAACTCAAGAAAAGCCAAGCGTTTCGGAAGGCGACGCCACCGGCATCATGGGAACGATGTCGCAAGACGTTGCTCGAGCTCGGTTGAAGTTGCGCCGAGAGGACGATCAATTCCGCAAACGACTCTTCAACAACGAGACCGAAGCCGTTGAGGAGTGGCGAAAACTTCAGGAGGCCGCTTCAACTCTGGAATAGGCAGTACACTTTAAGAAGTGACGGACAACCCTCGTCGAGACGCGAGTAGGTCGATAACCCGAAAGGGCCGAGCTGGCAAAGTCTTGAGGGCCTGACACGCATTAGCGTTCGGCCCCGCCTCGTGCGGATAAGCCAAAGCCCAACCAACTGGTTTTTGTCTTTTAACTTACGAGGTATTTCATGTCCAGCCAAATTACAGTTGCTCATAGCGAGCAGTACGCCAGCAATGTCGAGCTTCTTCTTCAGCAAAAGCAGAGCCGACTTCGCGGTGCCGTCCGCAGCAATTCCTACACAGGCAAGTCTGCCCAGCCCGTCCAGCAGATCGGGTCTATCACGCTCGCTGACTGGGTGCGCGAAGGCGACACCCCGATCCTCAACACGCCGCACGACGTTCGTTGGCTTGAGCCGACCACGAAGCACGGCGCGCAGTTGATCGACCGGCACGACTTCATGCGAACGATTGCCGACTTCCGCAGCCCCTACGTCGAGACCGGCGCTTCGGCTGCGAACCGCGCAATTGATGAGGTCGTTATCAGCGCAGCCTTTGGCACGTCCAAGACGGGCGAAGACAAGGGTACCGAGGTTGCTTGGTCAACATTCACGGGGGCCAACGCGGCTCACTTGGTTGACTCTTCGGGTGTCACCGGCATGACCGTTGCCAAGCTTCGTTCTGCCAAGAAGGCCCTCATGGCCGCCGAGGTCGACATCGACAACGAGGAACTCTTCGTTGTTATGGGATCTTCGCAGCATGATGACCTGCTCGGTGAAACCCTCGCGGCAAGCGCGGACTACAACACGACGCCAGTCTTGGTCGACGGTCGAATCCGCTCGTTCATGGGATTCAACTTCATCACGACTGAACTGCTGCCCACGACTGCCGGCGCTGACCGACGCTGCTTCGCGTTTGCCCGATCTGGGCTTGCGCTTGGCATCTTCGGTGACGTGACTGGCCGAGTCTCTGAGCGTGACGACAAGTCGTATGCGACCCAGGTCTACACGTCGGTGACGGTTGGCGCTACGCGCGTCGAAGAGAAGAAACAGGTCGAGGTCGTCTGCGGCGAGTAGACGCTTGACTGAAACGGAAAACGGTCCCCGGTGCGGAGTCGTGCCGGGGGCCTGCTTCCGTAATTAGAGGTGCGGTGTCGTGCCTCTTGGAGAACATGAAAAATGGCGACTCTCAACGCAACTAACGTAGTAGGCACGCAGAATGTTGCAACCAACGGTGCTCGGCAACGATACAAGTTTGGTCAATATGCAATGACCGGAGCGCAGGGCAACGCTGACATTCTCAACTTCTGTTCGGTTCGGTCAGGCGACATCATCCAAAGTCTCTTTCTGTCATGCGATGCGCTGTCGGGAATGACCGACGTGAACTTTGGTCTTCGGTTGCCCGATGGGACAGACGTAGACGAGAACTTGTTTGACGATGCACAGACTCTCGCAAGTGCTCTCGTGCGCCAAGAAAAGCGTGTCGGCGCTAACTCGGCACTCGGTATTGAGACGCTGGGCAAGACGGTTTGGGAGCTTCTTGGTCTTACCGCTGACCCGTTCCTTACTTATCACGTCACCGCAGGCATCATCGCTGCAGGGTCTGCTTCAGGCGATATCTGCCTGGAAATCGTCTACACGGCGGGCGACTAGTCAAACTGTCAAGCCTCGATGCAGTTTCTGTGGTGGTCTCTGCATCGAGGTTTTGGCACCGTTTTAAGGAGATGTTCTTATGGCAGATTTGACAGTGGGATGCGCCAACGATGCAGCGGCCACCGTAACGGTTGCGGGAAGTATTGCCGACAACACCGTGTCTCTTCAATTTACTGACGTGGATGAAAGCGCAGACGTGCTAGCTCGCATTGAGAAAGTGCGTATCGCAGTGGTCGATTATTTCGCGTCGCAGGGGTAGCCACTCGTGGCAACTGACCTTGAAATTGCGAATCAGTCCCTGACTCGCGTAGGGGCTGAGTCCATTACGCAAATCGAGTGGGACACGCCGGCCAACGAACGGTCTCGAGTCGTTAAGAACTCGTGGCCGTTCGTGCGCCGCGCCGTACTGCGAGAACACTCGTGGAACGTAGCGACTATACGAGCGAACTTGTCGACGCCGTATGACGACGTGCTCAAACCAGAGTGGGATTTCGCCTCGGTTTACGCATTGCCTACAAACTGCTTGCGGATCCTAGAGGTGAACACGACCGAACAGTGGCGCGTAGAGCGAGCTCCGGTATCCGCAGCGGTTGTCGGGACAGTCATGCTAATAACCCACCCGGTAGTCGTCGATAGCGTAGTTGAGGTCGAGACTTCGGCGGTCCACCATTTGGTCACAGGCGACTTTGTCTATCTTGGAGCTGCAAACCAGACTTCGCTGGTGGATGACATTCAACCTATCGTTCAAAAGACAAGCCACAAGTTCACGATGCCAGAGGTTGGTATCACGGGATTCACAGCGGGCTCACCGGCTTCATCGAAGGTCTACCAAGTGACAATGGCTCCCGCGATTGTATGCGACGAGACGGGAAGCCTGGGCGTGCGGTACATCGAAGACCGCACCGACCCGTCAGACTTTGACGCGATGCTTACTGAGGCACTTGTTCTTCGGCTTGCCGTTGAGATAGTTGAGCGCGTGACAGACTCCACCCGCAAACGCGAGGCGCTTATGGACGAGTACATTTCGTTCATGAGAGAAGTCCAGCACATCGAAGGCCAAGAGCAGTCATCCTCTGAGTTTGAGGAAGACCTCTGGATCTCGTCGAGGTACTAGCCAGTGCCGCGAAGTTCACCAATCCAAACGTCTTTCAACGCCGGCAAGTGGGGTCCGCTTCTTCAAGGTCGCGTCGATCTCGAAAAGTACACAAGCGCCTGCAATGAGCTGAAGAACTTCATCCCTACGGTGCAGGGGCCAGCTCTCAAGCGGAGCGGCACGCGCTTCTTGAAGACGGTAAAAAATCAGGCAGAGAAAAGCCGCTTAATCCCGTTCGAGTTTTCGACTGAGCAGGCTTACGTCCTTGAGATCTACGAGGGCGGCATGCGTGTGCTCAAGGATTCCGGCGCTGTGCTTGAGCCTACTGTCGCAATATCTAACGTGTCAGACGGTAACCCCGTTGTTGTGACAGCCTCGAACTCGTACACGAATGGCGACGAGGTCTACATCACTGGCACTGCCCAAAGCCAGATCAACGACCGGTTTTTTACAGTTACGAGCGCGTCAGGATTTGCATTTTCACTAACGGGCGAGAACGGAACAGGCCGAGCTACCGGGTCGGGAGGCACTGCTTCGCGCGTATACGCGATTGCTGATTCAGTTGGCGGCAACTCATTGCCCTGGCTTGAAGCTGAACTAGACGCAGTTTCGTTTGTGCAGAGCGGGGACGTGCTTTTCCTAGCTCACCCTAACCATCCGCCGCACAAGATCACCCGCACTGCACACACAAGCTGGACGAGCGAGGTGAT